GCATGGTCTGTGCGGTTCTCGGTTAGAAATAAGATACATGCTTTCAGCACCAAGACCACCGACAAGGCCCTGGCCATGATCCGGGCCAAGGATTATAGGAATAAGATTGTGGCGGGGGAGTTCCAGATGGCGGATGCCCAAAAAGCTCGCGGTGGCAGCCCCACGTTTGCCGAGGTCTTCACCGCCTACGATGCCCTGCCGGTGCCAGAGAAGCAGACCCGGAAGCGGAACATCGCCAGTATGAAGGCGGTCCTGGCGGCCAGCAAGCTGGACGAGACGGCGCGGCTGGACAAGCTGGGGAGCGGGCTGGCCATGGCGTATCAGGCCAAGATGAAGGGGGACCGGCCCGGGATCAATGCGGCCCTTGTTTCGAGTAACACCAATTTACGCCGCAGCCGGTCGATCTTTTCTAAGCACGCGCTACTGGCCTACAAGGGTGCCATGGCTATCCCACTTGATGCCGTGCGGTCTTATTTCGAGGTGCCATTCTTGCGGGCCGCCAAGCCGCTGAAGATGCTGCCCACCGAGGAAGCCATGGCCGCCGCCGTGGTGGCACTCAAGGATCATCCTTGGCACTACCGGGCCATGCTCCTTGCCCGATACGGGGCGCTCCGGGCCGGAGAGATTTTGAACTCACGCAGATCATGGCTCGATGGAAATGTGCTGCGCATCGGTGCCTTCCCGGACGAATACAAGCCCAAGAGCGGAGCCGAGCGCCGAGTAACCCTGCCGGCCGAGGTGGTGGCTATCCTGACCAGTGGCGATGATCCCGTGTGGTTGGTTGGGCCTCGTAGGCGTGAGATTGTGGCCTGGGAGCTAAATGCCATGCTGAAGAAAGCGGGCTTCACCGATCCCAAACCGCTGCATAGCTTGCGCCGTATGGCCCTGTCCAACGTGTTCACCACGCAAGGGGCGGAGGCGGCGCAGAGCGTGGCCGGTCATAGTAGTATCGTTGTGACTCAGCAGGCGTATGCCCATCTGCTGAAGCCGACTGAGGCCATTGCGTTTACGGGCTAACGTCAGCCATACCGGACGCTATCCGGGGTAAGGTTGGATATGGCGGACACTACACCAAGGGAGTAATCGCAGGATACAACCCAGGGGTGGTATTCGCTGTTCGCGAATGGCGAATGGCAGAGTGAGGAGAGAGTGCCGACACAATGCGCTTGACCCGGGCGGGCCGGCGGCTATCCGTTCCTGCCCATGACTACTGAAACATGGATTGATATGAAGACAGAGCAACCAAGGCCCGGCCAACGGTTCCTTGGCGTTACCGCCTCCGGGGTAGTGGACGTTATGACCATTATCCACCGCAAAAACAGCATGACACTTCGGGTCAATGGCTACCCGTCCAGCATCAAGGTTGAAGCCATCAGGGCGTGGATGCCGCTGCCGAAAGTCCCCGCCTGGGCAATCACCCGGGACGAGCCGGCCTAGAAATACAAGGAGTGGAAGGATGGGCCGACCGCCGCCTTTAACGAGAAGGCCAGTCCTTGCGCCTGGCGATAGATGGTTTACCCGTGTTAACAGAGTGCCTACACCTTTTGGCGTATTGCGTCATGGTTTATACTCAGAGAGTCGAGGATGGCCTTGGCCCGGTTTGAGAGCCGCGAACTTCTTTTAGGGTCGGTAGCCCCAGTCAGGAACTCTCAACCTGCACTGGGGCTTTCTTTTGAGTCGCACCGCCCCCACAGCGCAGAAAGGGGCGGACCTGGCACGCCTAACCCGAGAAGGGATGACCGGCCGGGAGTTAGTTAACGGTGCGCGGCCTGACCTACGAAGGGCGAGCGCAGCGTTGAGGGGGGTGGGCTCAGTGTCCGATTCGCACTCGGGAACCTGACCTAGTCTCGGAACAGGAAAGCGTCGCCGCGTGCGTGTGGTTTAAGGCGTGATCCTTCTAACGGGCTCCGTATGGTGCTCCGGTCCGTCTCCCCTCAGCTCTGCCCTTGCCTACCAACCGCGCTACTACTAATCTGCACTAAATTAGTATGAGATTAGTAGTTAATGACGCGCCAGCCCATTGGGGCAGCGGTGATATACCGTGGCAGGGGTGAATAGAGTCAATGCCGTCCCTTACTGCCACGGGTGCCCTCTACAAGCACTCTCGGACTTTTCGGAGAGATAAAGGACACTTCATCTGTAATGGGTGAAGTGTAGCCATACAGCACCCCCGGCCTTTTCGGAGTGCTAAAGGATGGGTAAGCCAAGGGTAGGCGGGGCCAACCGGATCTGTCCGGTAAGGACGCACAAATTATCACAAATCACAACGGAATACGCTTGCACATTCTGTAACACCCGGTAGGTCTTCACTCCATGGCAAAGACAAATAAACCTGACCGTAAGACCCGCGCTGGCATTTTGCCCGGCGCTTTGAGCCCCCTGACCAGCCTCACCGACAAAGAACTCAAGACCCTGAGTGAATTGTGTGACGCCGGGATCGAGTCCGGGATTAGTCCCCGGTTCACCAAGGAATTGCAGCGGATCAAGGGCAAGCTGCGGCGGGGGTTTTGAGCCATGACCCTCATCAAGCTCCCCGCGCACAAGGCCGGCCTGTTCATCAGCCACAACGAGCACCGCAATTACTACGAGTCGATTGCTGACTACCTGGGCCGGGATTACGTTGGCGACTTTGAGAGCCCGGAGAGTCGGGCACGCTGCATCGCCACCGATGAACTATGGGAGATCACCAAGATGAGCCGCGCCGTAGGCGTTGGCTCTATCGTTTTGTTCGCCTCTTTTTTCTCTTTATGACACCCGACACAATCTACACCGGCGATAACGTCGCCACACTGAAAACCTTCCCCGATGCGTGCATCGACCTAGTGGTAACGTCGCCACCCTACGACAACCTGAGAACCTACGGAGGCCATACATGGGACCTCGATGGCGTGGCGCGGGAACTTACCCGAGTGCTAAAACCCGGCGGCGTCATCGTCTGGGTGGTTGCAGACGCCACCGTGGATGGAAGCGAAACGGGGACGAGCATGAGGCAGGCGCTTTTCTTCCGGGATAAGTGCGGACTGCGCCTGCACGATACGATGATCTACCGGCGTCCTGCCGTCCCTTTCGACCCAAAATGCGAAAGATACTGGCAATGCTGGGAGTATATGTTCGTGTTCTCTAAAGGTAAGCCCCGCTGCCATTATCTGAAAGACCCCTGCAAAAACGCAGGAGCGAAGAAAACCGGGGACTATGGCCAAAAACGGCTGGACGGTTCTAACCGCACTGACCGCCACAACTCCGAGCGGACGATTCAAAGCGAGAAGGTCCGCGAGAACATCTGGTTCTTCACGGCCGGAACTCGTGCTGACGGGCATCCTGCCCAATTCCCCATCGACCTCGCCCGCGACCACATCCTGTCGTGGAGCAACGAAGGGGACGTGGTGCTCGACCCGTTCGCAGGAAGCGGCACGACCTGTCTTGCTGCGCGAGATGCCGGACGCCGCTACGTCGGCATCGAAATCAACGCGGAATACGTCGAAATCATCAACCGCCGACTTGGCTTGGCGAACGATAAAATCCACCCATGACTGCCCGCCCTGAGACTCTGAATCCGCCCCAAACTGCCGCCGGGCAGTCATTGGGTGCGATGCCTGGTTATGCCTCTTCGTGTGGCCGCGTGACGTTGTATCTCGGGGACTGCCGGGACCTGCTCCCGATGGAATGTGACGCCGTGATCGCTGACCCTCCATACGGTATCGACTACAACCCGGACGGGGGCGGAAAGGGGCCGAAAAAAATCTACTCGAAAGCTGACAAGGTGATCGACGATGACAAGCCATTCGACCCGCAACACCTTCTCGGGCTAGCGCCAATCATGGTTCTGTGGGGCGGAAGCAACTTCGCGGACAAACTGCCAGCCACAAGGTGTTGGCTGGTGTGGGATAAAAAATGCGGAATCTATGAGGAAAACCAATTCTCTGACTGTGAAATTGCGTGGACCAGCCGGAACGCTCCAATAAAGACCTATCGCCACCGATGGACCGGATACCATAGAGACAGCGAGCGAGGGGAGCACTACCACCCGACACAAAAGCCTGTGTCGCTGATCGCTTGGGCAATGGAACGGGTAAAGGTGCCAGCCGGGGCCGTGGTGCTCGATCCATACATGGGAAGCGGAACTACTGGAATCGCCTGCATCCGCACTGGCCGCCGCTTCGTGGGCATCGAGAAAGACCCGACGCACTACGCCACCGCACTGAAACGAATCACCGATGAACTCGCCCAGGGGGATCTTTTTCTCGGGCATAACGACAAAAATCAGGCACGCGAACCCAGCGTGCCGAATACAACAAAGACGCCCTAGAGCGTTGCCTGCATTTTTCTTGTTAGCCCTCTTATTACCTTTATGACACTACAACGCAAACTCACTCAATGGACGGAATGTGTGCCGGAAGAAATGGCGAAGATGTCGCCAGCGGCAATCCAATACGCACTGGCCGACGCCAAGGCGGACATAATCACGCTGGCTCGACTACTCTGCCAAGCTGGGTATCCACGCTGCGGAACGGCAGAAGAAACCCAAGACATCTACACCTTCGCCGCGAAAGTTCAGGCAGTTTGTCCACGCCAGTTCACACTGACTCAGACTCATCGTTTCCGGCACTCCCTTTTCCCATGTCACCCACCCGCCAGACGGCGGCAGGTTGTCCGTGAAGTAGTTCCCGCCCCACACGATTTGCCGTTTCGACACGCGGCGGAGTTCCGCGAAGTATTCAGGCGGCGGCGGTTCCTTGTCCCATGATTTCTTGGCGTAGCCTTTCGGCTTCCAGTTGCTCCATGTCTCATTCTTCCGCTGGCTTCCATCCTTCCTCATTCCAGCGCTCATCGTGTCGTTTTCGCCGTCCCATCCGATACCATAGGGAGGATCTACGATAGCCAGGTCATAGGCATTATCGGGCATCTCCCGCATCACGGCCATGCAATCGGCAAGCCGCAGATCGAGCAACGGACAACAAGACGGTGATGCCAATCCCTGCCCGGCGGCAGTTACTAGCGAATCAACGTCGATGGCGGGCAGGGCTGGCATACCTAGTCGTTCAGACTTCAGTCATCCGTGACGTGGTAGCCGATGAGATCGGACACGCCGCACGCATCATTCCCGCATGGGTGCAGCGATAGCAGCCGTGGACTCTGAGGATGATCAGTCCGCCCCGCCATCGCATCGACCAGTTTGATAGTGGCCGCGCAGTCGCCATCAGGAAGGCCCATGTGGGGGTTTAGGTCTATCGCTCCGCAGCGGCGGCATTTGTATTCAAAGTGTGCTGTTTTCATAGTCTTGGGTTATTCGAGTCTGAACCAGACGCGGCAGAGAACCGGCTGGAGCGAGCTGTTTGTGTTATCGTTGATCTTGCGCAGCCGGCCCTCTGCGCTCCGCGTTCTCTGAACTGAAGGCCGCTGCGTGTTTAACGGCCACGCATTCAGAGCACGCATAATATTCAGCCTCCTGAGTGCTGCCGGGATACGCGCCCGCCATCATTACCCAGATCATCTCGCCCTCTTTTGCGTCGGAGCACACATCGCAGTCACGCGGATGCTTTGCCCAGAAGTCGCAGGCATACAGACCGAGCGCATCGGCCATCTGGTCCACGGTCAGAGAACCAGCGCGTGCAGGCAACGGCTCGAAGTTAGTCGGTGGTGTATTCATAGTCATTTGCTCGCCGTCGCCTGACGCTGGTCGTTCTGCCCATTCAATGCGGCGAGGATTGCGTCCACGATGGGCTGTGTTGGGTCGGTGTTGTTGCGGCGGTATTTATCCCATCCCTCAATGTCTGCCGATGGTGGCACCATTACAGTAAGTATCAGTCTCCCCGACTCGTCACGGATGGTTCCCCAGTCGTCGCACAGTGTTCGGGCGTGGTGCAGTTTGCCCTTCCAAGGCTGAGCAGGGCCAGTTTCTTGAGGGGCCTCAGCAAGCGCGGGCAACTGCCACGCCATCAATGGCTGTCTCGATCCACCAAGGCGACGGATGGCACCACAGTTTGCGCACCACTCGTAGTGAGACCCGCAGAGCGTGGTTTGCAAATGCTCGCAGACGCAACCGTCCAAGGCAGAACCCGCCGCTGGAACTGACGGCCTTTCGCACGACATTCCGTCTCTCGCGCACGTCGTGTAGTTCGGGCACGTTTGGCATGGGTGAAAGTCTTTCATGGCCGCAGTTCAGCTTTATCGTTCTCTGACTTGCGTTTGCGTTTCGGCCTGCGGAGCGACTGAATCGCTAGGACTGCCTCGTTGGTGATGGTCATGGTGCCGTTTTCCCGCTTCGCCACGGTCACGCGGTTCACGCCCAGCAACGCGGCAACCTCGGCTTGTGTGCCGAGTCGCTCGCGGGTGGCTTTGTATTCATCGGCAGTCACGAGCAGTTTGCACGGGTAGCTTTCCAGCAGTTGCACTGATCGCACATCTCATCTGCATCATCCGATTTGCAGGGGTTGTCAGTGCCGTCTGGTAGTATCTCATTGATGATTTCCATCTGCATCGTCGTGCAGTCGGTCGTGTGATAGACGCGGTTCAGTGCATCGTGGGCATCTTCGATGCGCTTTTTCATCCCTGCGTATTCATCCAGTGTGATGCGTAGCCTGCGCAGCAGGCAGATAGGCTTGCCCATCTCTTCGGATGGGATGCCGTTGGCACTTAGCCACTCATGGACGGTTTTGCGCTCGGAGAGTTTGGCTTCGATTTCTTCGGTGCTCATGGATGGTATTCACGGATTACGATTTTGGCGTTCTCTTGATTCATCCACCGGGAGGCTTGTGCCTCCTCTAGCGAGTCGAACCACTTGGTTGAGTATTCAACGTCACCTGACGTTATTGCGGGTTGGGTGAAGACGACGCGATATTGGGTTGTGCTCATGTGTTTATTGTAGCTTAAAGCTACACGGACGCAAGCTCTATTTGAAGGTTTTTTCACCAACGTCAGGGAACCAGACGCTGCATGGAATGCCGCAGGGGCATCTTGCGTGAGGTCGAAGGCTGGAGGTGCGGCATCCATGAGCTAATCGTTCTCAGACTTGGCCCATCGAGCCTTCGCGGCCTTCGACGCTGCCGCGCTTCGCGTTTTCTTGGTCGTGCCCTTCCATCGGGCCTTTCCGCCTTTGGCACGTTTGTCGTCTGGCCATTGGTGGCCGCAGCTTGGGCATTTATTCATCAGCGAGGACGGTTGAGAGTGCATCTCTGAGAGCTATCTCGCTAATGCCGTAGCCAACGTCGGAGGCTTGTTGGCACTCCCACTCGGGAGTGTGTGACGTGCGGTGCAGATGCACCCACTCATAGCTAGCCCACCCAGGATCACCGACCACGACGATTCTCGTGTCTCGGAGGTAGGTGATGTCGTGGATGATTTTCATTTCCGACCATGGGCCGGTGAACTGGAAGCGAGGACAGTTGAGGATTGGGGATGTGTCTTGGTATGCCATAGCGTGGTGAGTATATGCGAGCTAGCACGCAAGCGCAAGCGAAAGTTGAAACGTCTGAGAACAATCACATGCAGGCAACGGCTCGAAGGTCATCTGTCGTGTCAGCCATGCTCTGCGCTCGCCGTGACCTGATGTGAAGCGTTCGCCCGTGCTGCTCACTTCGTCGTTCGCCCGTGTTGCTCACAAGAAACAGCACGGGCAAAGTGTTGGGGTTTAGCCGAGTGGGTCTTCTTCGCCGTCTTCACCTTCATCACCGCTGTCCAGTTTCTTGAACACGGAGTTCGGATCAACCGGAGCACCGCCAAACGGTTCACCCTTCTTGGCGAACTGCACAGCTTCGAGGCTGGCAAAGATGCCGTTACCACCTTTGTCTGCACCAGCGACAGCATAGATGCGGACGAAGAAGTTGCAGTAGCAACCAGCGTAGGTCACGTTGTCATCCTCGACTAGCGGAGTCTTGTCACGGTTGACGACGGATGGGCGTCTGTCGTTGGAAGCCTTGAGGATCTTCATACCCTCGTAGCCGTCATAGACTTCGCTGGTCTTCTGGTTGACGCAGGAATCACCATCCACGAAGCAATGGCGGTCAGCAGATTTATAGACTGCCGGATGTTTCTTGAACTTCTCCAACTCGACAATGCGAATCAGGTTTTCAATTTTCTTGATGTCAGCTTTGCCAGCATCGGTGCTGGGGTCGATGATGATGTTGCAGCGGTATTTGAGACGACCACCATCTACAGATGCTGTGGGGGTGTAGAGGTCGTCAAACGAGAGACGGCCATAGATGAGGACGCCTGGGACTTCGGATTTGTTGTTATTAGCCATGATGTTGTGTGTATTTGGTTTGTGGGGTGGGGTGAGAAAGGGGGCTTATTTGAAAGCATTCTTGATGCCTTGTGAATGACGCACACGGCGAGCTTTGCGGACCTTGCGCTGGTTGTACCGTGGGGATGCTCCTGCACTGGGTCGAGTACGGGTGTCGAGTAAGCAATTGGGGATTGGGAGCGGCGGGCGCAGCTTCATGGGTTTAGACGTGGAACCTTCCATGCTGGTGCTAGTGACTGCGAGAGCAAGGAGAGAACGGGCAATGCCGGATTTCATAATATTTGGTTTCCTGTTTTTGTTGTTTCACTATTGTTTACTCTTCGGATGCAGGCAGTGACTCCACATCCAAATTCTGGAACACGTCAGCGGGGTTGACCGTGATTGACTCGCGGGGGTCTTCAACTGGCACCAACAGCACCCCGCCTTCAAACTTCTTGATGAGCGGTGCCAACCCACTCGGCTTCATGGCATGAGCCTTGAACATGTCCTCAATGGCTTTGGGGGTCTTGAGCTTGGGGTCTGTGTAAGCCTCATGACCGAACATCAATTGAAGGAACTCGCCAGCTTGCTCAGGGTCTTGCCATGACCGTGATCCCTTGCCACGCACCAACTTAAACCCTTCAGGTATCTTGCCGTTGATGGCCTCACCGTAATAAGCCTTGTACACGTCATCGACAAAGTTGATGATCTTCCTGCGGTTGGCAGCAATGCGGCGAAGTGTAAATTCATCGAACTGACGCAGATCGGTCATCACTTCTCTCGGGTTCACGTCACTAAAGACAATGGCTTGGCTGGCACCAGTCCACTCAGTGTAGGCTGCGCACGGTGGGCCTTTCGCTGGCTTCTTCATCGGACAGAACCGGCAAGCGTCTTCGGATGGCTGGAACTTCTCGTCCACACCAGCAATAATCTTCTTGGCAATGTGTTCGATGTTGTCGGTGAACTCCTTCAGTTCTGCCCATGTGAGAGTCCAGATGCTGATCTTGTCGCCTTCACGAATGCGGGGCTGGTAGATGGCAAGCTCGAACACATCAGTGGGCGTCAAAAAGCTGTTCATCTTCTTGACCTCCTGCTCGACCCACGACCGAGCATAGATTGCCATCTGTTCATTCTCATCAGCACCGACAGCAACGCCTTGACCATATTTCAAGTCGATGATGCGAACGGACACACCACGGTTTGACCCGATGGCAGCAGCATCAACATACCCATTACGAGCTGGCATGTACCAGAGAGAAACCTTCAACTCTGAGTGCAGAATCTTGACCCCTGGCTCATCGACAAAATCTTTGAACCCCTTGGCATGCTTCAGCATCTCAGGCAGTTTGTCCTTGGGGATTGCCTTGCCTCTTGATTCCTTGGGAATCTCCTGACCAAGCAGCACAGCGTTGGCTACAGCATGGGCCATGTCGCCTTCCACATTCCACACAGTGTCCGTGGATCCAATCCGGTGTTCATTCTCCATGATGAAACGTGGAGACGCTGTGCAGGTCATCCAGCGGGATGCAGCAGACGGGGAAAGGGAGATGGCAGGTGTTCGTTTCATTAATTGGTAAAAAGGTGTGGTCTTTGTCAGACCCTCAAATCAACACACTGGGTCACGGCGGTCATCGTTGTATCTCATATTGTCTGCGCCTTTACCTGCCGACTTCTGTGATCGACTATTGCTATCCAGTGTGCTGATTTGAAGGTAAGCAGCCTTATTGTCGGCAGGTTGCTCAGTATCCGTTGCTCAGGTGTGGCTACCGCAGACTCGAATTTATCTGGTCCAACTCACCACCCCCAAATGGTTTACGCCGTTGGGTCTTCTTCCTCTTCGGCGGGTTCCTTGGCGA